ATGAACTTGATCGGAATTATAGGATAGATTTTAACGGCATAATTAAACCAATTTCGTTTTCTTCGAGTTCCGGCACACTATCGTTATCGATCAAATATTGGAAAAAATCTGACGCATTAGTAATCACATTTGACAATACGACGCATCTAGTAATTACCAAAGATCCATATACTGTTTACTATGGATTCGACACACAAAATCAGTATACTGGCATACATTTTTCATTTGATGATGATTTCATTATCAGTGATGCGACATATGCGTTTACAGCTAGCAATGATTCATTTCAGAGTAATTATCAGCTAGGTTATGCGATGAATTATTCACCATATTTCGTGCGTAATGAAAATAGTGGGACATGGGAAAGAAGTGACGATCAGGGTTATATAGCTACATCGATAGTATGTCATCGTATCGGGCTAGCTAATAACATTGAGAAATATGACAGATGTCCATCACCAGTAAATGGACTGAATTCGTCAGAAGGATGCACACCGACAGTGACGGCTTTCATGTTTCCAAGAATTGCAAACAATGAGTTATATATCAAGAAATTTTATGTTCCGATGACATATCCGGCAGTAGCTAGTCCAATCAAAATAGGATATACACCAGGCAAACTCAACGCGGAAAACGTGTATTCATTGAACGGCAAGAACTATGTTTGTCTAAACAACGGAGTGATCGGACTTTTCTGTGAGGTCGAAGACCAGGGAGACTAGGGATGATCTATTCTCTTAATGAAATCTATGCGAGCGGAGGACAGCTCCCGATTGTAACTCTGCTCATAGACAACGAGGAGATCGGACAGCTCCGGTTCGTTCTTGGATACGAGGACGTAAAGTTAGCGGATGAAACTTACAAGGCATCAGCATTTGTTGTTCAGCTGCCGGAAAGATCCGACAGCGGATTCACCGATCTCTCGTTCAGTATCTGCGGAGTAAGTGGTCAATGCTACGACTACATCAAGCGCACACTTTCTAGTCATGCAACGACATACATTACGCTCGCTCAATGGCATCCGGAGACAAGAGAACAGTTGTACGTTCTGACGTTAACGGTTACCGGAGGACAGCTCACCAGAGAGCAGGCGAACTTCACTGCATCATTCTGCGACATGCTAAATACGGAGTTTCCGAAATTACGGTACACGGCAAACAATGCTCCAGGACTCAAGTACGTTTCATAAGGAAATGAAATGACACGCAAACTTAATGATTATCTGCTCATAAGACATACCCCGAACGGCAGGACGTTTCCATACCTCGATTGTTGGGGACTTATCGTTGATGTGTACAGAGAACAGCTTGGAATTCAGCTGAACGAATACACAGACCTTGATAGTAAGACCATGAGCCGTGGTTTTATGTGGGAACGGCAGGACGGTCACTTCGTAGAAGTTGAAGAACCGCAGAACTATGATGTGGTAGCATTCTTCTTCTCGGGGAGACTTTATCACGTCGGAGTTTGGATTAACGGAAAAGTGCTGCACACTTCGGAAAAGAAAAACTGCAGATACGAAAAACTGAATAACGTATCTTTGTCACAAAGGAGATTCTACAGATATGCTAAAGATAGAAGTTGTCAGTCGTGCGGACTTGAGCAGAATCCTCGAGAGGAAGTACGTCAAGAATCATGCCTTAACACTTGAAGATCTTCTGAAAATTGAGTGCCCTGCATACGATAAAAAAGTAACGGCATATCTCTCTGCATATGTGGACGGAGTAAAGTTTCCACAGAAAGATTGGTCTGTTGTTCGTCTAGACAAAGCGAGAAGTCTCCGGTTCGTAATTGAGGCAGGCGGTATCGAAATCAGTACCGTCATTGCAATCATCTCCGTTGTGCTCGCTGTCGGCTCTGCTGTTTACGGAATCATCATGGCGAACCGGCTCAGTTCGGCTACGCAGGGAGAGACCAAGCAGGGTTCTTCAATCTATGATGTCAACGCGCAGGGCAACAAAGTCGCTCTCACAGAGGTAATTCCGGAGAACTTCGGTCACTTCAAGCACTTCCCAGACTACCTTGCCGACAAACACGTTTTTTATCGAAACAATAAAATGTTCATCGATATGATCCTTTGTCAAGGGAGGGGATACTATCAACACGAGGAAAACTTCTCCGATGTGTACGTTGGCGAAACCCCAATAAATGAACTCGACGGTTGTCTCCTTTCAGTTTTTGATCCTGGCACAGAAATCACCGACCAGAATAGCATCGAAGACAAGTGTTGGTATTGCTACTATTCATCAACCGAAGTCACCGCATCCGGTCATACCCTCGAACCACCGGTCACCGAAGTCGATCAGAGTTCTCAGTACAATCCGCAGGTGCTTTTTGATGATAAGACTTTCTCCGGAACTTACTACATCAATCAGCAGGTAGCGAGCGGAACGCAGGGACCAAGTACCATTCCGATCAAGAAAACTTTAAACCTCGGATGGGGAGAGGGCACATACTTCACGATCACCGGTTCCAACAATACTCGCTTAATCGGTTCTTCAGACACAATAACCGATGATGCCGTTGCAGGAACTAGCGAGATCGAAGTTACTTTGGCAGCAAACTTCACCGGACTCAATTTCAACCTGCACAAAACTTGGTTCAGACCTCGCACCGTCGAAATCAGCTACGACGAAAATGAGAACGAGGTAGTCACCACAACGGCAGGAGACTTAATCAAGATCTCCGTGAAAAAAGTTACAAAAGTAACTTACACCACAATGGGAGGCACATCGGGTCCAAAGGTTACTTCAACCGAGAATACCAATGAAGTCATTTCTCTCTGTGAACTTCTGAGCGTTGCTTATACGACAGTCGACAATGAAGAATTTGCAACGATCACGGTTGACAGCTCTGAACTTGACCAAGGTTCTTATCCGTCAGCTCCGTCAATACCAGGAGGCGCATACGACGTAACCACAGAGCAGTATATGGTGGTCACAGTTCTGCAGGGTTTACCGGCAGATTATCCTTATGCAGATAACGGAATGTATGTTATCGACAGTCACGATAGTAGCACCGGAACGTATGAAGTAAGCAGAGTCAATTCAAGTTATGCAGTTCTAGTCGATTGGCATGAATTCTGGGGACAGGGAGTACCGCAGACAACATTAAGCTTTACGCTCGATGAAAGCAGTTCAACCGCAGGAGAATATGTCGGACCATACCGAGCTTGCCCATACGGAGCGAGTTCTACAATCTTCGAGTACGACATTTCATTCCCGAACGGTCTCGGATACCTGCAGGACAACGGCACTTTCCGAGATTTGACAGTTGAGATAGAAATCGGATACCGCAGAGCAGGAAGTAACGATCCGTGGACTACAACAACTAAGACTTTCACGAACAACACAAACGATCAGCTCGCATACACGTATCAGATCGAGACTCCGACCGCAGGAAATTATGAATTCCGCATGAAGAATCTCACAGAATCGGACAACAGTACCAGAGCACTCGATGTCGTGAAATGGATCGGATTGAAATCTGTAATCAGTACCATCAACAAGTACGATGACATGACCGTTCTTATCGGCAGGTTCAAAGGAACGGAAACGCTCTCCGAACTTTCCGAAAATCAGATTGCAACTTATTGGACGAGAAAACTTCCGGACATCAACACCGGAGTACTCACACCGACAAGAGAGGTTGCTCCGGTCATTAAGTACATCTGCGACAATTCGAAGTACGCAGGAATCGTCGATCTGAATTCTCTGCTCGAATACGATGCGCTGTGGCAATCACAAAGCATTAAGCTTGACGGAACGGTTGACAGCGACAGCACACTTCTCGATGTGCTCCGAGATTGTCTGAACGTCGGCTTTGCGTCACCGGTAGTTGCGAACAACAAGCTTTCATTCACCAGACTTCATGAAGTCAGCGAGTACGAACCGTTGGTTCAGATCTTCACACCGCAGAATCTGACAAGTTCTCCGCAGATAACTTTCAATCTACCGAAAGAGGATGACGTGGATGAAGTCGTTGTGGATTACACTTCACCGGAGACATATAAGACCGAGACGATCTATTGTCACGTCGATGAAAACGATGACGCAGAAATCACAAATTATCCGAAGTCTGTATACCAGGAGAAGTTGACCGCATTCGGTGTGACCAATCTTGCGCAGGCGCAGGCGATGGGAATGAGAAGACTTCGTTATCTCCGGAGCACCAGAGTCACGTACGAAATCGAAACCGAGTTTGATGGTTTGAATTGTCAGTTCAACGATCTTGTGGGATTGGTTCTCGATGAGAATCTCTCAAACATCACCGGCAGAATAACTGAATACGATTCTTCAACGCTGACGGTAACCACAGACATGGAAATTCCGGAACAGCTTGCAAGTGGCATTATCTACATAAGAAAACTGGATGGAAGTTGTTCTGAATACACGTACACCAGAACAGATAGCCATCACCTTGTGATAGATAGGGCGCTGCCGGTTTGGTCGGATGACTACGGACAGACAATGGAGTTTCCGTTCTTCGCCATCGGAGAACTCGTTAAATGTTGGGTAACGGCAGTAACACCGCAGGACAAGAAAGTAACGATCACGCTTGTGAACTACGATGAAAATGTCTTTAAAGACGATCTGCCATCTCTGAGAGGTTACGGCATCAGTCCATACGGCACAGCGGATTATGGTGTATACAATTACTAGGAGTATTTATGGGAACGACTTTAGATAACGGCATATACCTGCCAGATGAGGGAGAGAGAAATTGTTATGAGGGGTTAGCAGGAAATTGGGTAGCACTTGATAACCACATCGGCAGTACAAATATCCATGTGACAATTAATGACAAACAGGCATGGGATGGTCATGTGGCAGACGCTACAATCCATGTTACATCAGCAGACAAGCAAGCATGGAATGGTCATGTAGCAGATTCGGTTAAACACGTCACC